ACCCACAGGTCTCGCCATTGGCGGGTTGAGCTACCTAAACTGTAGGTTATATTTGCACTTGGTAGTATGTTGCTGGATATTGCTAGTAAATTTGGTATCGATGCATTTGCTGCGGTAACATTTGCTTGTATACTTGTAATGGTTGGATCTGTGGGTATATAGGCCGCTGCATTGGTGTTGCTGTATGCACCAACTACGCCTCCTGCTGTTATAACCGTTCCACCTTGTGTTACTCCATCGTGTATTCTCAGTGTCTTGACTTGTAGGTCAACAGTGACTTCTCCGTTAACTCCGGTATAGACTGCATTTTGCGCGGTGTTACCGCGTCTCATGAGAATTTTGGTTACATTTACATTAGCTACACTCACGGTAATTGTCCACTATCAATGATTGATTCGTTAACAGAGAATACTTCAGGCGTAGTATTGTAGTAAGCCGGCAACACTTCTAAATCTACGGGTGCAGTCCAATTAGCATCAATATATATTGGACGCTCTGCGCCATCGTCGTCTGCAATTGTTTTCAAAGTCAATTTATAAAATCTTTGTTCTAAACTGGTCGCTTCAGCATTTAGTATCGTAAACGTGCCGCGCCCTTTGGCTTGATCAGTAAATGCAACTGCATAACTGTAAGCTGTTATTTCATTCAGGGGATCTTGAATGTCAGCTTGTAGTGCGTAACCGGTTAAATCAACTGGTTTTTGATCTTGGTTTAGCACAACAACTTGTAGGGGGTTGTCAATACCTTGATAAATTTTAATTGGGCGACTGTACACGACTCTGTTCCTTGGTGTAAAAATACTGAGATCCCATAATTGGACCGTGACTGTATTTGGATATAAATAAGCTAGAATTTGCATTATCTTGTATTTATTGAAAAATGGACGAACCTGATTACCAGCAGCTCTTAAAAAAATACCCGTTTTTGACTTACCTTGTGTACGGTGGCAACGAGTATATAGGCGTAATACAAAATCTGGATGAAGTGATTACTACTATCTACGATTACGGTGCACTAAGAACTCTAGAACAAAAACAGCAGTTTTTGGAACTGGCAGAAATGTGGTGGTGGGAAAGTAATAGGTTAATCCCTATCAATGTTTTTTTAAAAACAGAATGGACGCCGTTTAGAACAGTGGTCAAAACCATGAACAGCAAGGATGTGGAAATCAAATTTGGCCCGCAAGTGAGCCTGAAAGAAATTGCTGCCAAACGCAGCAAAAGAAGATCAATTACTCTTGTTCGGAAGCTTGGGTAAGCAAATTCATATTAACTGCAACCAGGTGGCTGTAACTAATTGCGTGACTCTTCTTAAACGCATAACTTCCATCTTCGGGCTTGTCCCATACAGTCTTGGCAACTTTTGCCCAACTCAATCCAATCAAGTGTCGTTTAGCAGGCCGAATTACAGCCAAGAACATGGCCAGTCTAGGAATTGAATTAACTGCTTCGGGCATTTTTATTAATGTTTCATAATGTGCGCCTATATGTATCAGCTGAGCACAAAATTCAGGATCATACAATCTATCCCATGCAGGTTCTTGCTGCATTAATTTTTGCAAATGTTGTTCGCTTGTGACTTGTTGATATATGCCTACATTGAGAACGTCTAGTTTAATGTAGCCGCGCTCTTCAGCTGCTTCGTAATCCACACTTGCACGACCAGTATAAGGATCTACAGGAACGGGTGTAAAGTATACACCTGTGTTATGCTTGGTAATTTTGCCGTCACGAATAATTGATGCTGCTGTGTGTTCAAGAACAGCAAGTGCTTGATCTCTATCAGCCACATCAATGTCAATATCACTTGAGAATTTCATAGTCCAGCTTCCTTTAATACATGTTTACACCATTCTGCGTCTGCTACATAGTCCTGAAAACGACGATTCCAATAATCAGGGTCAACCCAAGGCAACACAATGGCCAAAAGAGCCTCGTCAAGACTGTCAAGAAACTCAATGCCACTACTGCAATTATACACAATCCAAGGACTAATACGACCAGTGGTAATATGATGGCAAATCCTATTATAATTGCCGTACTTAAAGTAATGGCTAAAGCTAGCAAGACCACTATCTCCCCCGGCGTACTCTTCCATGGTTTTAAGCCCACGCTCAAGAGCGTCTTGAACCGCTTCCCGTTTAACATATTCATGTAACCATTCCTCATAAAAACTGTCTCTGCACCAGTGGTCTAATTTTTTGTTATTCTTCAGTAACCATGTGGTAAAGCTGGTGCTGTTGACACACCGAACAGCGACCATGTATCTACCAAATTTCACAAAAGCATTATAGTATGGACTTGAAACAAAGTCTTCATATGATTTTAGTTTTGCACTGCCTTGTGTGGTTTCATAAAATTGCAAGTAGGCTCTAAGTCCAAATTGAACTCCTGTTTCAGATTCCTGTTGCCAGCGTCGTTTGGACTCACAGAGATGTGCTGCCAGTGTGCTTTCTTTGCGAAACTCTCTATCACAATAACGACACTTATAGCTCGGATTTGATTCGCTTGTCATCCCATCCATGCTCCTTGGCAAGTTGTTTAAGGTCTGCTGTGTCATTGATTTGTGCCAACAGTTCTAATTCGTCTTCACTGTATGTGGGGTAGATTTGTCTTAGAAATTTAACTGCTTTATTATTCGAGCCTTCACGTTTCTTTTGCTTGATCCAATCGTGTCTGAACGTACCCATACCTGGACTCACTGTGGTCGCCAATAACCATTGTAATTCTGGATGTCGACTCAATTCAAAAAAATGCTTGTTTAAATTTTCATTACAGGCAAGCAAATAATACTGTTGCAATTCGACACTGCCCTGCACACTCGAGCCCCACCTAATCATGAGAAAATTACTAAACTTTTTTCGCTCTTCATCGGTGAGCTCTTGATAAAATGTTCGATCTTTTTTATCAAACATTCGCATCTCGTTTGCTATGTTTAATTTATCTGTCATACTGGATGATGAAATAATGGGTCTTGCTGCTTGCTTAGTTCGTATACTAGTTTAGCACGATCTAGTGCATCTTGTAAAGCAGGATTATGTTCGGCTTCTCGCAAGATATTTGCCCAAAGAACGTCTTTGCGGAATCGATCTAAATCTTCTTGAACTCGACTGTCCCACCCAATGGCGATTCTTGATCCAGGATCAGAACCTAATTTTCTAGCATAGGTTACACCATCTGCTCGTTCATAAATGTAGCTAGCACCGGGTTCAAGTTGACTCATGCTGTTACCAACATTTTGAATAATCAACTACCTCGCTTTGTCTTGAAATGTCTTTAACAAAGTAGGCACACAAAGGCTTTTCAACACCGGTCTCTAATGGTACTGCTAACAGTTGTCCAGGCTTGAGTTTAGGGAAATACCATTTGACATCTTGATAAATGTCCACAATTTCAATCTTGGCAAACTCAGGTTTGAAACTGGTAATAGGATTGAAACAAAATACACTGAATCCTCTATCATTGATACTGGTTAGTGGAACTACTTCTAGATCACCAAGATCAGGTTCACCTATTAACACATGCCAGTCTACAGGCATCTTGACCACATCGTTTCCTATACGCAATACCAATGCAGGACTGTTAAAACTTTCTAAAAATATCAAAGGAATATAAAAGTAATCTGGTGTTCTTGGATCGCTGTTGTCTAGTACTGCAAATCTCAAATCTTCTATTTCGTCCGGAACTTCGTTTAGTTCATAGGCTGTGTTTTCTAGTGTTAATATTCTCATTGCCATTCGGCCTTTTCTACAGTGAAAGGATAGTTAGCTTCTTTATAGAAAGCTTTTCTTTTTGTTAAATGTCGTTTCGCGAACTTACAGGTGGAAGTGATGTCCCAGATTTGCACGAAGTCTTTGTCGGCGGCTTTACGAATACCGCGTCCAATACTTTGAATAACTCGCACAAAAGATTTGCCAGGCTCAAGTAAAACAAGATTAAAAATGCGGGGAATATTGATACCAACAGCAGCAACGCCGTAAGTAGCGATGATAATTTTGTTTGTTGCTTCCGCCACTTCGTCATAGTGTTCCTTACGATCTCCGGCTTTGGTTGCCCCGGACACAAATACACTACCTGGTAATCGTTCAGCTAGTGCTCGTCCTGCGCTAATTCTATCTACCAGGATTAATGTATTGCCTGAGTCAACAATTGTACTTATCAGCTGAGCAATGTAGTCAAGCCTTTCGCTGGTTTCTATTAGATATTTTAATTCACTTTGATAGTTTGTGTATTCTTTATGGTCAGCTAACTGTACCACATTAACATGACACTGTGCTAGATGTCCAGCTTCCTGTAATTCGCTAGCACTTAATTGCCCCACTACTGGACCAATCATGCAATTGATGCTTTGTCTTGCGTAATCTTCTTTGGGTATGGTGCCAGTTAATCCCCAACGGATAGGCACCTGTGCAAACGGCCCACTTAGTAGAGTTTTCAATGCATCAGCTTTGGCTTGATGTGTTTCGTCTACTATTACTGCCACTACCCCTTCCAAGAATTCCCCAATGGTGATATCAGCTTCTGCGTTTTTGGTGTTCTTGAGTAAGTTGTTTAGGCTTTGCCAGGTGCATATGGTATGTGTACGATTGTACTCTTTACGATCGCCAAAATACACACCTGCATCTAGTTCAAGATTAACAAAGTCATCTTCGGTTTGTGTGACCAAGCTTTTGTTAGGAACGATAACAATAGTACGACCATACGCACTAACTGCATCTGCCAGGGCGGCTGTTATAATTGTTTTGCCTGCCCCAGTTGCCACTTCTTGTACACATTGCGGATTAGATAAAAATCTATTGATAATTTCCGGTTGGTAATCTCTGAGTACAATGGGTTCGCCGGCTTTAGGATGACCTCGAGGCCAACATTTATGTTGATATGTATTTTCATCAACTGGAGCAAATTCAAATGTGGTACGATATTCTCTAGTGTCTTCTATCGCAATATCATATCCTTGCTCATCCAGATACGGAAGTATTTCGGGTAGTAAGTTTATGTAAGTAGTGCCACCTAAATTAAAGAATGGTACCTTGCCATCCCAACGGCCAAGACGAACGCTAGGTTGATACCTAGCGCCGGGTATTTCGTATTTGTATCGCTTGACTAGAGCCGTTCTAGTATTAAGTTCAAGGCCTTCAATTTTTACATTGACTTCGTCGCGAATTATAAGTTTGGCTTGCATTAACTTGATTTGTGTTTTTTATTATTATAAACTTCTGTTGCAAAGTATACAACCTTTTTGGCTTGTTGTAGCATTAAACTTTTTTCTCCACCGTGCATCATGCCTTGTCCACTAATTAGTAAAGATATAGGTTGATCCCATTGTGCTGAATACTTATTAAAATAAATGACTTTTTTGTCAACAGTCGCCGGTTCTTTTTTCAATTGTTGCACTTGATGCACGTCAGCTGAATTAAAATATTGACTGACAAAATTGTTGTACAAACGATTGCTCATGTCGGGCTCGTAAACGTAGATAGGAAAACGCCCGGTTATTTCAGCATAGCGTATGAGATCCTGGTACACAGTCTGGTCACTGTCCGGTTTAAACTTAGACTCTTGCGATGTCATTAAATTGCAAATTCTTGGAGAATAGGTATCGGAAATGCGTTCCAATATTGATTGATCCACTGAGTATCCGTAGATACAACTGTGATCAACTAACAAATCACGATTGCTAGCATCAAACCCGCAATAATCATTTACTGCCTGAGTTAATGTGGTAGGTGCATTTTGAATAGCAAATCCTCGGTCCGTTTCAACAAGCATGATTCGATAAGCGGTCTGTTCGCATTCGATCACTGCCTTTACGAGATCTTGAAACTCGTCACTCACTTCAAATTCATGATTTTGTGCAAAGCCATTGGCAGCTACCACATTGGTTTCAGTGATAGCCAAATGCCATGCTCTGTTGGTCGAGTCAAACAGCCATGCACCTTGGCTTAACTTGGCAAGATCTCTTATGTCGTCAATCAGTTTTGTTTCATATGGAAATTTGGCCACTATTTTGTTATTTTCAATATAAAGTAAACGACGTCGATCGATAGTCCTTATGCCTAGTCTAAATTGCGGATTTTCTACAGCGGCGACATCTATTTCTAATTTTTCTAACTGTTTTCTGTATTTGAGAATAATCTTAACTGCTAATTCGGCCTGCCTGTCAGTGAGTGCTCGTCCGCTTTGTGTAGCTGCACTCATGCTGCTTAATATTTGTACATCATATCTTGCCAGACTGATTATTGGAGGCGTGTTGTCAAACAGTCCGTATATTTTACCCGTGTTTGGATCGCGATCACCATTGATCACTTCTAGATACTCTTCAACATAGGTGTATTTTTTCATATGTGTATTATAACATAGAATAGAAAATAGTCAAAAAAAAGCCCCACCTAAGTGGGGCAAAGATCCGGGAGTAAAAGGAGCTATCAAAAACTCCCGGCAGTCTGCTTACGCAGATTTCATACAAGTTGACTGAGCCAAAGCCTGCCACTTGGTAGGAAAGCTTTTGTACAGTTGACCAATCTTGATTGCCATACGCAAGCTCATCTCACGCAAGCGATTCTTGTTGGTATCCATAAAGCCAATAATCTCGTCCTGTGCTATCTCGCTGAGTTCGAGATCCGCAAACAGTTCACCGCTACGAGCAATCTGCTTGATACGCAATACCTTGTCGCGCATGGTGTCTAGTGTAAGGTCCAAATAGTGGCAGCGACTCTGCAGAGCATCCAAGTGATCACG